TATGCTCCTTCTTTTTCTTTACCTGCTACTGTAAGAATAAACATTAGATCAGTTCACATGCTTCTTGATAAGTTTCTCTCATAAAGTTTTTGACAGTAGATTTATCTAAACTAATGTCTGCTTCTTCAATATATCTATCAAGAATAGAAAGAGTGTTTTCTGTTTCTACGTCGCCAACATCTACGTCTTCGTCGTTAAGAATAAAGTTTTCAGCAATTTTTAAATCAGCAACGTTTGCACTGTATAACTTATCAATATACTTTTCAAACTTAACGCTATCAGTTTTTTTACGAACAACAACTTTTACAATTTTGTTTTCATATTTGGTAGCATCAAATAGTTGGTGGTCTGTATCTTCGTAGTAAAGAACATGAAACAGGGTATATGGATTGTTTACTGGAGTGTGTTCCAGAGTTTCCGTATCAAAGATGTGAAATCCTCTTTGATCACCGACATCGTTCCAGAACATCTCATAGGGATTGCCCAAGTAATAGATTCGTCCATCATCCGATCTAGTGTGATAGTGACCGGAGAAGACTTTGACGAACTTTGAATATAACTCGCTTGCATGACCATGATCCATGACGAGTTGTTTACTAACTCTAAATCCTGCGAGTTCAAGGTGCCCCATCGCACACTCGCAAGTTGAACTTTTAATAAGTTCATAAGTTTCTTCTTCATTGTCTTCACATATCCATGGAATGTATAAAAGTTTACGACCATCTATTTCTATTTCCGTAGCACTAGAATATGTGGTTACATTATCATACTCTTTGAGAAGAAGTTCTACCGCATTGATAGAGTTGGTATTTTTATAGTAAGCATCATGATTACCAACCATCAGGTCCATAGTAATGCCCATCTTTTTCAGAGGTTCAAATACTACTCTCTTTGCCCAGTCTAATGATTTAAACTCTATTCCTTTTCTGCTATCAAAAGCATCACCCATGTGAATAACATGAGTGATTTTTTCTTTTTCTAGAGTAGGAAAGAAGATATCATTGTAAAACTTCTCAAAGTAATCATGAAATAATCTAGAACCCTTACGTGCTCCGTAATGGGTATCAGTAATAATAGCAACGCGCATCAGTTACGAAGTTTTGAATGAACGGCATCTTTGATGCTATTGTACTCGCTATAGTTGGCAGAGTCAAGGTCGTTCGCATCAAAGACTTCATCAAAGTTGGTCTTCTCAAGAATCTTGTTTTTAATTTCTAACTGCTTCTTCTCTTGCTGAATCCTTCTTAGGAAAGCATAGTAGATGATTTGTGTGAAGTATGCAAATGGATTCTTTGACTTCTCTGGATTGAAGTTATGGACATACCTTACACAGTTTTCAATACCATCACAAATCATATCATCCTTGAACATGTAGTTCACGAAGTTTGGTTTATATGATAGATGGTTAGCAATTTTGAGAAAGCACTCTCCAATATACCTAGGAATCTGAGGTTTAGGTTGATCGTTTAACTTTGCTCTTTCTACTTTAATAAAATAATCCTCTAGAGCATTGAGGAATTCTTTGTTATTAACGTAGTGTTCTGATTTCTTAGGTCTAGGCATAATCCCATACGCATTGTTTTTAATCATAATATATTCAAATCTGTTTTTAATATTATAACAGAAAAACAAGTAGTTGACAAGAGTCCATTTATCGTATAGACTAGGTTTGTCGCCTTTGAAGAAAAGGTTCTAGCTATTATTATAGAGTTTCTCTAAAACCTCTTTTGCTTCATGGACAGATGATAAGTATCCCATCTTTCTATCTAGTTTAGAGTTGTTACCTTTAAACATTTTACGAATATAATCTTGATAATACAAGATCATTTCAATATCATCTGATTCAGACAATGTAAGAACATCGTCTAGATTAATAATAAACATATCTTCCTTAGTAGTTTTCAACCAAGGTTCAAACTTATATCCAGTTGAAGTTCCTCTTATCTTTATCTCTTCAACCATAATTGGATTAGAAACAATTAACATTGTTCTAGTATCCTCTTCAGAGGCTGCTACTTTAGCAAATATCTCCTCTCCACATTTAAGTTTTATCGTTGCATAAAAATCATCTTCAATCATAAATTAATCTCCTTTGCTAGTCTTTTATATCAATGGATATGATGTCATAGTTGAATTGTTCTTGAACATATATTTTCACTCTTTCAATAAAATGGTTTAAGGTATAGTTTTTCCTAGAACCACTAGTTAAGTCATCAGCAATATCATAAAGTTTTGCTTTAGTCTTATCTTTGCCTTTTCGTAGGACTCTACCAATGCTTTGTAAATTGCGTATACGAGATTTGGATGGAGAGGCAAATATTACGTTATGAAGATTCTTGATATTGATTCCTGTACTGAATGTTCCGTAAGAAGCAACGATGATTGCATCCTTTTCCAGTTCAGTAATCGCTCTTACGTGTTCTCTATCTTGGGCGTCTACACCACCATGAATAAAGAATACTTTTCTTTCTTCATCTACATTTTTATTTATTAATTCAAAAAGTACCTTACCGTGAGCTTCAACACGACTGAATAGAATTAAAGTATTACCTTTCAAATCTATCGATAAGTTTTTGATAAAGTTATTTCTTTTTTCATGTGATATAAGAAACTGAATCTCATCTTCATAAGTATCAAACTTCTTTGGTTTGTACTTTAAGACCAGACATTGTATATCCAATGTAGCAAGATGACCTTGATCAATTAGTTTCTTAGTTTGAGTGACTTTATATGATGGACCAAAGAGACCCTCTAACACCCACTTATGCGTCTGTGTGCCGTCTAAAGTACCTGTGAATCCATATCTATACTTAGCATGATGTAACTTGTCCATAATCCCAACAAGAGACTTACTTTTAAAAAGGTGCGCCTCATCACCAATCACTACATCATAGTCCTCAAAGAACTTTCTATCTAACTGGTATACAGACTGCCAGGTAGTAATGGTTACTTCGTTAGTATTGACTCTCTCACGCCCTGCATAGATTCTATGGCAGTAGTTCTCTGCATCCCACCCATAGTCCTGGAAGTCCTTAAACATCTGCTCTACAAGCGATGTAGTCGGTACTACAAGAAGTATCTTTTTACCCGAGTTAACAAAGTATCTCACAATCGTATAGATCATGAATGACTTGCCAGATGCTGTTGGTGATATAAGAAGTTTTCTATTATATCTCAACGCATCATGTACAGCATCAATCTGATAATCTCTTGGTTTGAGATTAGTGATTGTTCCCATAAAGTCTTTGACTCCCTCCTCTGAAATCATTTGATTGACTTCAAACGGAGGACCATAAAATTTATTATCTTCAAACTGATATGAATATCCTGCCTGCTCGCAGAATGCTACAATCTTATCCAAGAGACCAACATAGATTCTCTTAGTCTTCATATTGAATAAGTGTACATATCCATCCCAGTACTTGCTTCTGTACTGAGGCATAAACTTTTTATTTGGAACCTCAAAAGTGAATCTATCTCTCAGTTCATATTCAACATGAGGTTCAGTATCAATCTTCAGGTAAACTTCGTTTACCTTCTGTATCACCAGGTCAGCCATAATATACTCTTACCTGGAAATATTTATTACATATTTTCAAACTTATATTCTAATATCATCCTATACAATGAGTCTCTTAGCACCCATAGATGCTCTTGCTCTGTTGGATGTCTAGATGGAGATCCCTCCCATAGTCGTATACGTTCAAGAACACAATGATGTAGAAGATGAATGTCCTGTATGGTCAAATTTACAGTGTAATCATATTCCGGTTGCTCTTGATCCATTATCCTAGTCCTGAAGAAAACTTCATAAACTCTATTGCGTTTTTAATTTGATATGTTCTATTAGTTATTTGTTTGAGTATTTCTTCAATATATTTCAACATCGTATCATAATATTCTATCTTCAACGAAAATCCTGAGAGTTTTGTATCCGCATCCAAATATTTTTGCATAGTGTCCTTATCTCTGATCTTTTTGGGAAATGGATTTTCAGCATATACATCTAGGTCTGCCTTTCCAGAATAATACTCATATCTCTCGTGTCTGACATTTTTTCTTTGTTGCTCTGCTTTCTTTCTTAGAAGCATTAAGTTATTATATACATCATAATATTTGGCATGTAGAACCGGAATATTGAGTGATTCAGTATGTAAATTATCTGGATCAATCTTTGAGTCCTTTTCCCACATGCCTTGTATAGTCACAAGGTCAATCATGCACAACAACCAACGGATTCAATGTTGTATATAGTATACTTGAAACTAACCTCTGCTGTAAAGTATTCTGTGTCGGCAAGTGTAGCATCAAACTGTAATGTGGTCAAAGAGTATGGAAACATATCTTGAAAATGAACTTTGAAGTTTGGATTCATCATTGAATCGTACACTAAAAGAGTTCCATCAGAATATAGATTAAGACCTGTTTGTAAATCTGGTCTAGCAACTCCTTCTGTATTCTCCTGGAAATCATAGATTTGATCCAGTGATTCTGGAAAACCAATACCTCTTATCCAGTTCTGTACTTCAATGTAGTTTTCTAAATTTTCATCAACTAAAAATCTTAAATTTAAATCACCAAACTCAATAACATCTCCAGGTCTATTGATATTCTTCAAACCCGCAGTTGGTTGTATAGTAGTTCCTAAAATCAACTCAGGAATATTTACTGCATTACCAAAGAAAGCAACTTTAGGCGATCTTGATATAATCATCTTAAACCCAGAAGGTTGAAGAAAGTTTCTATCAGCAACTTGTTTTAACTTTGCTACTCTTTCTTTTTCTAGAGAACCACCTCTAATTGGTTGTCTGGTTCTTACTTGAGCAGCAGTTCCAAGTTTTCGTGATTGACCTGCCATAATCTTTTTAGTTATTTATCTCTAGAGTGTCTAATTCTGTGGCAGTTGGAGCAGAGTAGAACACATTTCTGAACCTCTTCCCTGATTACATCAATGTTTCTGTCCAGTGCTGGGGCAATTTCAAAAGACTTGATGCTCTCGTCAACGTGATGGAAGTCATAGCAGCATAGTGGAAACTTGCCGCCACAGTCGGAACACTGCCCACCAAGTTCTTCTACGAACATCTCCTTACGGGAGTTCCTTCTTTTACGCATCCAGTTGCGGTGGTTCTCCGCATTGCGAGTGCCTCTCTGTCCGTTGACTACATATCTTCCCGTAGTATTGGTTCTAGGTCTAGGCATTGCTGTTAATAATAAGTTATTACAAAAAGTATTTATAAAAAAAGGACCTCTGAAGAGGTCCCAGTGTTGTGTATCCTAATGGATCACATCAAGTTCTTCACAGCAACTCTTCTGTAGTAACGGTTAGAGTTAATACGAAGTCTGCCAAGACCTTGAGTTGTACCTTCGGCAAAGGGGTTCGCTACGAGTCCGTAACGAGTCTTAAAGCCAATTTTGGGCTGGAAGGTGTTCTCACCAACGGCGCGAACCATCTGGAGAGGAACGTAAGGACAATAGAACAGTCCAGCGTCATAAGGAGAAGAACCCTTATAACCAACGACGTAATACTGGTTACCGGAAGCAGAAGGAGCATTCCCACTGGTCAGGTTTGCAGCGTATGGGTCGATGTATACGCGGAACTTACCATTGATTGTACCAGCGAAAGTATTGCCGGTGTCGTCAACGTTAAGGTTGGAGTTCAGAGCAGGGGTGTAATCCAGGATTCCTGCCATGGTCAGAGCGGAAGCAACGTCTGCGGAACACAGAACCATGTTGCCCTTCCCTCTACGAGTGCGCTGGGCAATCGCGTTGGCGTCTCTTTCGATTTGGAAAAGAAGACCTTTGAACTTCTCAACAGACCAGCGACCGTTGGAGTCAACGTCGAGGTCAAATACGCCTTGAGTAGCGGTGTTAGAAACAGCACCTTGCTCAGCAACCTTGTAGATTGTTCTGATGACTTCTCTGTTGATTTCCGCAAGGATTTCAGTAGAGAGGATGTTAGCAAGTTCTGCTTCAGCGTTAAGACCGTGGATTGCCTTAAGGTCTTGTGCCAGTTCCAAGGAGTACTCTGCTTTCAGA